TATATTCTTGCCCGCCGTCGAATGCATCGTTGATGTCATCTCGGAATCACCGGAGTTGACGGTAATTGAGAGGGAGGTGCTCCTGGAGTCTTTCTCTGACCTTCGTTATAAACTGCGGCGCTGTGATCGTTTGGAGAGACCGATCAAGAGGGGCTCGATGATGGGAAACCTGGTTAGTTTCCCTCTTCTGTGCCTGCTCAACAAGGCCTGCTGGGATATCGCCTGCGATATCAGCGATAGTCATGGGGAGAGGAGGGTTGGTAGGTTCAACGGAGATGATTGTTGTTTTGCCGGTGATTCCAAGTTCTTTGACACTTGGGTCCGCGTCACTTCCGCTTTCGGATTCGTTGTTAATAGTGAAAAGACAGGTAGAAGCCGTCGTTGGTGTGAGTTGAACAGTCACATCTACGACGCTGCTAGGCATAGGTTTGTCTCGAAGCCTGTCCTGTCTTTCCTACTACCTGACCGCTCCAAGCCTGGGAGCATTCTTGGCGATGTGGTCCGTGGGATCTCATCTTTTCGTTGGCCTGTACGCCTGCGTATAGTCAATGATGTTATGAGACATGAAATTGCCCTCCGGGGTGTTCTCTCCGATATTTCTGTATTGGGGCCCAGATGGCGTCGTGAGCTTCTTAAGAGGCGTTGGTTCCGGTGTTCGGCCCTGGAAGGGCCTGCTCCGGTCGAAAGGAGAGGCACGGATAGGAACGTGGCGACCAAGGTCGGCCCACCTCCTCATCCTAAGGTGTACGAGTTCGTGTCTGAAACTGCTGCTCTTCTCTGTCGGGATAGAGTTGATCGATGGATCGGGAAGAAGGTTCGTCCTCTTTCTGAGCGCATCGATCGAAAGCAGTGGAAGACGCGGACCCGTCTCCGAACCCCCCGTCTGAAATCCATTTTCACGTACGGTGGTGTAGCTTGGGCCTTTGTCTGGCCAGCTGAGTTACTTAGTTTCTTCGAATCTAGGTTTCCCAGCCTCTTGAGGAGTTATAAGGGTAGTACCTGGGCGGATGACCATCCGCTCCTTACTACTCGTCCTTTAATCTTCGAGACCAAATCTACACATCAACCGTGGATGAATCCTTCATTCGCTTCGTCCTTCTGTCAAGACTGGCCCTTGGGCTATTCTTGATCTGTGAACGGTGGGTGCCGGCTGTAACAGGGAGGTTACTACTCGTTTGGGGTTAGAAGAGCGGTATGAAAGGACGTAGGTCCTTCCACTTCAATCGTCATAGTGTACCTAAGGCCATTCCTAGTAGGTCTATTCCGAAAGGGAGTTGAAGCAACTCACTATTGACTTGGTTAATCCGCCGAGAGCCAGCTCTCTGTTCCTCGCCCCCCCTTCGTGCGGTGTTACCCGAACGGAACTAGTTCCATGACAGCCGTTTGTGCAGTCGGATCCTGCTTGCGCGCCCTAGGACACTAGGCGTTATGACCTTGCGTTTCAGGTCAGCGTTACAGGCGGGGGAACTATCTTGCTAGTAGGGCCACGCTGGGGGCTGCGTTGCCAGTGAGTGTGGGTTGGTTAAGGTGTGATTCCGGATCCACCTGAACGAGTGTGTGCCGCTATGAGAAACCTGTCTCTCGG